GGACTCACTTGGGGCGTAAGCCAGATCAAAGGCCGGGTTGAATCATCACTTCGAAAGGAGTTGAATGAGCGACGAATGGCTGTAGATAATGAGTTACGCGAATTGCGTGCGGCCGTGACCGAGTTGAACACCACCGTGTTGCAAGGGGTAGGTGAACTCGGTCACGCACTGCGTACGAAGATCACGGATGTGGAGTTCTTCATCCGTGATAACTACGTGCGGGAGAAGGACCTCGACGCGATCATCAAGATGTTCGAAGGGCGATTTGATCGCCTGCAAACGAGCATGGATCGCCTCACGGAGAAGATGGATTCGAAGCCTTAGTGCTTCGTGTTCGCGCGGAACCAACGCTGACCATGTTTATCTTGGCCTCGGGATGTGATTAGTCCCGAGGCCGTCATTATTTCAATGACCCGGAGGATGGTGTGATTGGGCACGTGCTTCCGGGCCACGTTTATGATTTGATGCTCGGGGACTCCGTCGCCCTTGTCGCAGAGTTTGATGTAATGGTGGATTTCATCGATCGCGCGAGCATCCGTTCCTGTGCTGCCTGCTGTGAAAATATCCGGCATAAATTGCTCTGCTTCGAGTAGCCAACCCATAGCCCGATTGAAATCCTCCTTCGTGAGGAGAAGTACGTCGCCTCGATCCGCAGCGCTAACCATGCTAAGCTTATACAAGTGTACGCGCCTTCGCGTCTTATAGTGTAGAAGCTTTGGGTGGTTGATAACAGGGGGCTCACCCAACGCCCGCCAATTGTTAACCGCATCACGATAGTCCGAGGTGACTTTGAATTCGCCACTGAGCGCTCCTATCATTTTGATATCATGGATGAGGTCGTCATTCATCGCGCGCGAGGTCCCGGCGAAGTCATCGCCGATGATGCGTTCGTCGGAGTGGATGAGGATCACACGTGAGGTGAAGCCTTGGTCCCACGCCGACTCTGGCATGAGTTGCACTAGGTTCGACGGCGTTGTCCCCGACATCAAATTGACCTGCGGTCGGTCGATCTTGATCTTAATATCTCGTCCTCGTCGAGATTGGGCGTAGGGATCGGGGTCGTAGAAAGCTGACAGGAGCCCCACCATTTCATCGTCATATTTATGCATAAAGGCGGTAAGCTCCTCTGCGGTGATGACGGTGTTGTGGTATTCAAGTGGGGGGTCTGGAAGCCGAGCAATAAAACGTTTGCTAGCAGCGAGAGTGTCAACGAGAGCAGCGCCAGTGAGAGACGTAGGCGCGAAATGAAACTCTGCGATTTCATTCATATACCTCTTGGCTACGCGGATGATTCGGTTCTTACCCACGCCGGGATGACCGACGATGAAGATGTAGAGGTTGGGGTAGAGCGGACTGCTGGTCATCAAATATGTCTTCATCTCCATCGTCGAGGCAATGGTGAAGATACCCGCCCACTTGCGGAACAGCGATGGCGATTCGAGGTTATCTGTATGCTCTACGAACGCGTCGATCCAAGAGCCCAACTTGCGCTTGGCGTGTCCGTTTGTCAGTGCCGCTGTAGTCTTTAAGTCCTTCGGGATTATTGGCTTGGTCATAGTCGCCCCGGTTCCACCCTGTTTTGCAATCGTATGGGATGGCCAATTCACGGCCATTTGCTAATGGTACGCGGACGATTAGGTCCGCCATGATACGTGGGATGAGTTCATCTTCGAGGTGTTCGGGGTACATGAAGGTGATTGCGTCGTGGTCTTGCAGGGCGATGATGACGTAGTTTTTGCGCCAGATGTTGAGCATTGCTGTGTTGACGATGTCGGCGAGAGAGCATTGGGGGTCGTAGGCGATGGCTGCGCGGACGGTGTCCTCTTCGGTGCGGCGGCCCCAAAACCAGCGCCTGCGACCCGTGAGGGATATGAGGACACCCTTCGTCGCTAGGGTTTGCGCGACGTGTTCTTGCCACTGCTGATGGGCGGGGAATGCGAAGAAGTACTTGGGCTGGAAGGCGATGACGACATCGACTGGGAGCTTGGACTGCGCGGCGAGTGTTGCTGGCTTTCCTCCGTAGTTGCTCCCATGTCCAAGCTTCTTACACATGAAACGGTGAGTATAATGTCGATAGTACGGAGTTTCGGCGATAGCCTTATCGTGCTTGAGGTTACCAGTCCAGCCCAATTGGGGCCAACAAATTCTAGCAACTGCCGTGTGAGGGTCTCCAGATTCGCACGCTTCGAGGTACCGCGGGTCATTGAACTGGTTCCATTCTATTGCTCCGACGACGAAGCTCTCACCGGACTTAGCATCACATTTAGCGAACTTGTACCCCGGGTCACTAATAAATATTGACCGCAGGGACTCTTCGATATTTTGAAGATTGCCCCCGGTACCGAAAGCCGAAAAAGAAGAACTAAACCTTCCAGTGTCAGTTCCAGCAATGTTGTAGGAGGTACGGATTCGTCCATCGGGGTCTATCCCTGTTTTGAGGACACTGATCTTCTTAGCAAGTTCCCGCATCGCTGACATGTGCGCCACGATTGGCCTTGCGATGATATAGCTCTCCATCTTCTCAAGCGCTGTACGATTGACTGTCGGCCGACCCTTAAACGTGACCACTGGAATTTGGAGGCGCTCATAAAACAATGCTTGCAAGTCATTGTTGCTTCTCCAATTGAACCCAGCCATCCCAACGCCTTCGAGGACGATCCGCTCGAGGTTTCGCTCCATCTGATCGATCTTCTCGTAGAACTCATCGATGACCTCCGCTTTGCGTTGTTGATCCACGAGGATACCGCGTAGGGACATTTCGAGCGCTGGACCCTGCAAGGCTTGTGAGAATGCATAGGTGCGGGCGGTGGTCTCGTCGAGTTGCGGGAGCATGGATTCGAGAACTTCCATGGTGACGCAGCAATCAAGGCCGTTGTAAATCCAATCGCGTTCGGTCTGCGTGGGGATGTCGGAAGGGGTCGAAGTGCTAGTGTTGATGATGCGGGCCATTAATGCGGAGCCAAATCTACTTGTAGAGCAAAAGTCATATGGCCTGTAATGCCATCACGGTACATTTTGTATACTTTGCCACTACGCATGAATATGTAAACTGATCCTTCATGGCTTACAGCAGAGACAATCTGATCCATTACTTATCCCTCCCAATCGTTTCAACCTGTGTCCTTGCATCCTTCCACGCGCCGTGATCCGTGAAGATCGAGCCAAGATACGCAAGGCCCTTCTTCGATTCTGGTTGCAGCGCATGGCTCAGCAGCATGGTGTCCTCGCGTGCGCCCATCACTCCGATCCCGTAGCTTCGCCAGAGGAAGGCGATGTCGTACATGCCGTTTTGGAAGAGCTTGGGGATCGAGGCGTCAACACACACGCTGCGTATAAGCTGCCAAGCCATGGATTCATCCGATCGAGTCTTCCAATAACTTCGGCCACTTGCCCGCTCGTCATCAAGGGGTATAACGATAGCCCGATCTCGTGAGGGTGCAAACCCAATGCAAGTAACTCGTGATCCAGTTGTCTCAATGTCGACACTAAGGAGCGCACATCCGCGGATATAATCATTGATAAACCTTTCGATGTCTTCGAGCGTCGGCTCGATCCAAATCTCACACGCCGGGCGGCGGACATCGCCGAACTCGGCTTCACGCTTCGCCTTGATCAGGTCGATGATGGTGGTTGGTCGGTTCTCCCACTGGCGGAATAAAGAAGCAGGATGGTAGGTAGGCAGGAGCTTGTAACCACTGACGCAGTGAGTAGTAAGCTGAGTAGTACCCCGCAGCTTTCCCACGCCAGTCCGACCGCATAGAGCCCAAAGAGCAGTATTGCCCAAGCCGATAATGAGGTTAGGATCACGGGATAGAATTTCCTCAGCAAGGCGGTCCAACTCGGGCTCAAACTCACGGCGGACGTACTTCGAGGGGAGTAGTGCTGGGTAGCTGGGAATCCCTCCCAGTCGATCTCCGCAAAACCATTCCAACCGATTCGCAGGAGGATGGATTTGGAAGACGTTGGTTCGATACACCTCAGGGTGAAGCTTCCAGATCGAATCGATTGAACGAGGGTCGCCTCGTCGATAGTAGTCCCCGATAAGACTTTTGTCACTTCCGCTAAGAGTAATGATCTTTGCTTCATTGAGCAACCTCAATAGTTCCACGCCACTAGCACCGACGAAGCTGGAATTGATCCGGTGTTCGTCAGCGCCTTTGGCTTCGCCGAGGAGGATGATGGGCTTCACGCGACTTCAACCTTCTCGTCCTTAAACCAACAAAAGCGCTCACGTGGCCAATGAATGTAACGATGGGCACCGGTTTTAAGGTCAGTAATTTGGGCGATCACCAACACTGTGTTGTTGCATGTCCAGAAGAAATGCTTTACGTCTTCGTATAGGACTTGCACTGTGCTATCATCGCGGTAGATTGTGATCTTACGCATCAGAAACATTTCTCCTCTACCAACTTCGCGTAGCCAACCACGTCCTCCCAATGCTGCTTCGACATCGACTTGCCTGAGAGTATGCGGGAGAACTTCAACGCGATCATGTCGAGGGCTTCACGCTCGATGTCGGAGAGTTGGTTCCAACCCGGTCCTGCGCGGAACATGCGCTTGAAGGATTGCGAGATGATCGCGTTGTCTTCGAAGGAGCCGTGAGTCTGTTGGCGCTCATTAAGCAACGGGAGTTCGTGCTGTGGCACAGCCTCGACCTCGCGTTGAAGTTCATCAAGCATATCATTGGGGAGTTTGAATGGGCGACGGATTGCAGTGTCGGACATTGGTGTGGTTTCCTATCTCTGAAAAAGTAGAGGGGAGGCATTTGCGCCCTCCCCTCCGAGGTTATGCTAGCTCAAGGAATGCACTAGCAAGAGGAATGGTTACTCAGCCTTCATCGTCCGCTTCACCTCAGCGAAGATTTGCTGACCGTCCTCACTGGCGCGATGGCCGACGAGGATGCGAACCGAGGCATTGGGCGTCTCCGAAAGCCCAATGCGGATGGTCTTGTCGTTGAGGTCGATGCCCATGTTCTCGAGAGCGTCGGTCAGTCGGAACAAGGAGTCGGGGGTGGTGTAGTAGGTGTCCTTGATCGTCTTCGAGGACAACGGCTGGGCGTTGCCATCCTTGTCGGTGAGGAGTTCCTTGAGTTCGTCCTCGTCCACGTCTTCCCCTGCAGCCTGAATGGCATAGGTGAAGCGAACGAATGGGGTCTTCTTCTGCGAAGACTGACCCTCTTCGTACATGCCGCGGACAATGGCGTCGTAGGTGCCAGCGGGCAGGGGCTTCGGACGTTCCACTGCATCTGCGGGGGTGTCGAGGATGGATTCGAAGGATTGGGTGGTTGCCATGGAGTGTGGTGCTTTCGTTGTGGGTTGGTTGTAATGCTGGCTTAGTTAACGCGTTCCCAATCTGTAGCCAACAGATCAGTTTGGGAACACAGCCAAGGCACAAGATCGCCTTGAGCAGTTCGCATATAGACGTAGGGGAGAGTCATCTTGGAGTGCGCGTCGGGAACCTGCAATTCGAGATACATATTCTTGCCATTCCAGCCGCTGCGTGCAACGCGATAGCCATCACGCATTGCCTGAATGGCATCTCCAATATTCATTTCTGGAAGCATGTTAAATCCTCTTCAATGTAAGAGCCTTAGGCTTCGCCACTGGCGTGGCTTCCTTTGCAGGCGGCTCCCGAAGGACTGCAAAGAAATCTGCGAGCCCTGTCGAAAGGTCATACGACGCTTTCATCTCGAAGGGCTTGGTGTTCTTGAGGTCGAAGGAATTGGTGGCAGCGGTCTGGATGGTGCGCTTGCCCGCCTTGTTGCTGCACTGAGCCCAGTGGTTGAAGTACCGTGGGATCGTGGGGCCGAGGGCAGAGCCAATGGCATTGGGATAGCCCTTGTTGGTGCCGTCGTCGCCGATGCTGTAGCGGACATGGGCGTCGACGATGACGTTGGTGCGGAAGCTCTCCGAGGACAAGAGCGCCAGCATCGCCTCGACCTGTTGCTGAGCGGTGTAGAACCACTGCCGTGGGTCCTTGGCGCTGGGGTTCATGGACTGGGCCCAATCGAAGGCGGCGTCCGCGGCGAACGAGAGCGAGTCGATATTGACGATGCAGTCGGGGCCAAAGTCTGCGGGCTTGCCGAGGTCGACATCGTCGTACTTCCACGCGTCGAGCATCTTCATCATATTGATCCACGCGCTGGGTTTGCCATCGATGACGACACCGGCGCCAGTGGTCTTGCGCTTATCGCGGAGGGTGCGGAACTCGACGGAATTGAGGCGGTCAGGGCACTCGCGTTCGACATAGGTCTTGAGTGGGTCAAGGCCGTTGTCCATGTCGAGGATGAAGAAGCGGTAGCCGGCCTTCACGAGTGAGGCTTTGGCTCCGGACTTACCACTGCCACTGTCTCCGGTGAGGAGGAGTTTGACGAATTCGTTGGATTGGTGATTACTCAGGCTTGGCATCGGGAATCTCGCTTTCGTCGGTGAATTTGATTGGAACAAATTGCTGATGCTCGTAACGATACACGCCGCGCTCGGTGGCAAGGATTAACATGCCTTTGAATTCAGTCATGCCAACGATGCGATGTCTGGTCTCGGCGATGAGTTCGACTACACGATCCTTGCTCGGCTCGTTCATGACGACCCCCGTTCGAAGAATGGATTCGCAGCAGTCTCCAGCCGATCGAGCTTATCGAACGACGCCTTCAAGTACTGCTCTCGGACTTGCGGCGACTTCGAGCAAACCTCACGAAACTTACATCCGCCGAACTTATCACAACTTGTGTCGTTTTGGGGCCAGTAGTGATTGGTTGCGTAAGTTTCAGCGTTATGAAGCCAATGTCGGAGATCGACAAGCCACTCGTCAAGTTGATCGTTAGTGCGGTAGGTAAAACCGCGTTGAAATGCGTTTGGCTTTTCGAGGAGGACCTGCGCGGCATCGATGATAACGCCTTTGATCGGGGAGTTGAGCATGATCTTCCCTGCAAGCGTATACAGCGTCATCTGGTTGCTGGGAGCGAATTGGTTGAAGTAGTAGCCGCTGAGGGTGCTGAGCGAGGTCTTGCGGTCCATGACGTAGAGGTCGCCGCCGAAGTTGACCACGCGGTCGAGATGACCGGAAAGGAGATAGGGCTGCGGATAGATCGTCGGTTCAATTCCGTCAGCGTCCGGGACTGTAGTCTGTGCCTGCGGCCCCCAAT